TGTCCAGCCCGCCCTCATACTGCCGCGACAGCCCGTTCAACACCGTCATGTTGATTTCACGCAGCTCGTAGCCGTTAAAGTACGCGGGCACCTTCTTCTGGTCGGTCACGCGGGCCTTCCACGTCGTTCTCACGCTCACGCCCTTGGCCGCTGCCGTGGGCTGTACCTGCTCAGGCTCCGCAGCGTCCATCATGTCGCGCATGAACGCCGCGCTGTCCGCGTCGCCCTGCTGCTCGGCCTGTGCCGCCAGTGCCGCGAGCCGCGCCTGTTCTTCCTGCCGCACCTTCCGCGCCGCTTCCTCCGCGATGCGCCGCTGCTCCGTGGTATACGCCAGCATGGTTTTTTTGACCGTGCCTTCTGCGTCCTCCAACGGCTTCAACATCTGCTTCTCGCGGTCAACCAGCGTCTTGTGCGCCGCCTGTGCAGCCGCCTTGGGCGCTTTCCAGTAGTCCTTGACCGCCTTGATTCGCGCCTTGATGTCCTTCAGGATGTCGCCGCCGCGCTCATATTCTGCGTCGTTGGTGATGGTCAGCCCGGTCACGCGTTTCACCATCAACGCGCCCTCCTGCTCCATCTGCTGCTCAATCGTGGGCTTGATTGCCTCCATGGTCATTCTCCTTTCGTGGGGGCGGGGTTGCCGCCCCCGGTCATTTATCAAGCGTCAAACGCGGGCTGGTACGGGTAGCGGTCACAAATGCGAATCTGAGCCTGATCGTGGATGAACGCATATATCGCGCACTCGCACCGCTGCAAGGTTTCTGCGTTCTGCTTGTGCCCGCGCACATACTCCCGGATGTTCAGCGCGTGTCGGGCGTTGTACCGCTCGCAGTTTTCGACCTCGTTCATGCAGTACACCCGCACGAACTTTTTCAACCCGTCCTTGTCCTCACCGCGATATACCGCGCTGATAATCGCCACACACATGATGGTATGCAGCTTGGAGCCGTATTTCTTGCCGCCGCCCGCCATGCTCTTACCGATCACTTCATAGGCTTCTGCCAGCGCGTCGTAGTGCCGGTCAATGTAGCTGATGATCTCAGCGGGTTCAGCCTTGCCGCAACCCAGCCGCGCTTTCAGCCGGATATACGTGCCGATGTACGGCGACATATACTTATACAGGTCATCCGTTATGCCGCTGATCTGTATGATGTTCTGCGTCGTGCGCCGCGCCCCAACGTCAATCGTGAATGCCTCGCCGTCAGAATGCTCCACGTTGTAGGTCACCATCATAGTTACCGGCACATTTGCAGCCACCAGCGCTTCAAGCCTGTGCTGCCCGTCGATAAGCTCCCCCTTATCGTCGAACGCGATGCCCTGATGTGTCAGGTTCCAGCCCCCTGCCTTCATGATGCGGGCGTAGCGCTTCACCGTTTCATGGTTCAGCCGCCTGTTGTTCTTCATGTTCTTTGCCAGCATGTCCTTCGCCATGTCCGGCGTAATCGTGATGACCTTGCTTTCCATTCCCATGTGTCTGTCCTTCCTTTCACTGTCTCAAATAGTTCAAAATCGTGTCTCTGGCTTCTTCCCAGCCGTAGCACACCACCGCCATGTTGCCGTACTTTTTCAGCTTGAACATCACCTTCTTTTGCGCCTCACTCACCCTGCCCCCCTTCCTGCGCTTCAATTCGATGTACAGCGCCGTGTGATGTCTGCTCGGTACCGGCAGGCAGATGTCCGGAATGCCCGCCATAACGCCCTGCTCCTTCAGGTGTCGGCCCTCGATAGGGTTTCGGCTGCCGCCGTTGGGGATGGCGTGTAGCAGCTCCAACGCCGGGTAGTGCTTGATGTTGTAATCCCGCCACTCAAACAGGGCTTTTTGTTCCTCAGCTTCGGTTGGGATTGGCATTTTGTAGCTCATGCCCTGCCTCCTATAAAATCAAATAGCGTTGTCTGGTTCATATCCATCTCGGCCCGCTTGATGTTTTCAACAGCCGCCTCGAAATACGCAGGCTTCAACTCAATGCCGATTCCCCGGCGTTTCATCTTCACGGCCTGGTAGACCTCGCTTCCGATGCCCAGAAACGGCGTGAACACCACGTCGCCCTCGTTGCTGTACAGCCGCAAGCACCGCTCGATCACCGGCAACTGCAACGGGCAGATGTGCCGCTCGCTCTCGTCATCCTTCGGAATCCTTGCGTTCAGCGTATCCGACTGGTTGATGTCCCACCATACCGGGCTGTTCACCTCGTCCCAGATCGGGCTTGCCACGTTCTGCCATTCGGACACCGGAAACGTCTCGTTGGTGTGCGTCACTCGCTCTGGGTTGTCCCCCGGCTTGCGCATGAACACCACATAATCAGGAATCCCCATGCGGCTCATGCAGGAATCCTTTTTGAGCTGCTTGTGCAGCAGCCCCAGTGCCTTCGTGCGCTGCATGGCCGTCACCGGGTTTTTCCAGATGCATACCTCCGCGTGATAGATGAACCCAACCGCTTGAAACGCCCTGATCAGGTCGCCCCGGAAATCCCGGATTCCGATATAGCCGTCCTTTTCCTTGCTGGTAGGAAGGTTCATACAATGCACAGCCATGATACGCCCCGGCTTCAATATCCGGTACAACTCCCTTGTGATGAATGAAAAGTGGGTGAAGAACTCCGCGTCGTCCTTGCAGTTGCCAAGGTCGCGATCAGAATTGCTGTATGTATACAGGCTCGAAAACGGGGGTGAATAGACCTCCATGTCCACGCTATCGTTTCCAAACTGCGTGATGATCTCCGCCGTGTCTCCGCAATACAGCGCGGCCTTGTCGTCGATATACTTGTCCAATACCTTCACGCTATCCATGCTGGAACCTCCATTCTCTGTGTGGGTCTGTAGTCAGTCGTTATCCTGGTTGTGCGTCTGATTTCTGACAGCGTAACCTCTTTCATAAGAGCCGTCATCTGCCGCTGCATCTCGTCCATCTGTTCCTGCTTGCGCTGCACGTTATCCAGCACGTTCATCTCCCGTTCAGACAGGATGATATAAACGTCAACCGGCTTTTTCTGTCCAAAACGCCAGCATCGCCGCACCGCCTGATAGAATCGTTCGTAACTGTCAGACAGTCCACAGAACACCATGCTGTGACAGCTCTGGAAGTTGCTGCCAAACCCGAATATCGACGGCTTGCTCACCAGCGCGTGAATCCTGCCGTCCGCAAAGTCCAGGCTGGCCCCAGCCTTGAACTCCGGCTCATCCGAGCCCTTGACCTCTACGCAATCCCTCGCCTTCTTCTTCAGCATGGCGCTCTCGTCGTTGTAGTCGCACCACAGCAGCCATTGGCTGTCCATGTCGCCGTTTGCCAGCGCCGCCGCCCGGTCCGTGCGGTCCTCCGCGCTGTCCTTGCGCGCCGTTCTGCGCTCCTCCAGCGTACTCGCCAGCGTCACCAGCAACTCGCCCTCGCGCACCGCGCTCTCGGTGATGACCCTGTGAATGTTCAGGGGCGGCAGATCGTAGCCATCGCCATGATACCCAAGGTCCTTCGGGCTGTTAAAGTAGATCGCCCAGGTGGCGAACCACTCCCAGAACTTGTTGACGCCCGCCTTCTTCAGCCGCCACTTACTGGTCTCGCCGCCGTCGTGAATGAAGTAGGTCGCCAGCATCTCTGTCCGGCTCATAATCCCCAGAAATTCGCAGGATGTCCCGATTTCGGTGTAGTCGTTGGGTGCAATGGTCGCCGTGCACAGCAGCCGATACGGCGTATTGCAGAACATGTCAGTCAACAGCGTCTTGTATTTACCCGTGAACGACTTCAAAATGCTGCTCTCGTCCAACACCACACCGGCAAACACCGAAGCGTCAAAGTGCTCGATCATCTCATAGTTGGTAATGTTCACGCCGTTTACCACGTCGTCCGCGTGTCGGCATACCTTCACGGCGCAAATTCCAAATTTCTCCGCCTCCCTGCGGGTCTGCTCCACAACAGACAGCGGTGAAACAATCATCACGGGCTTTTCCGTGTGCTCATGCACCGCCCTGCCCCATTCCAGCAGCATCAGCGTCTTCCCCGTGCCACAGCCGGTCAGGATCGCGCACTTGCCCTTTTTGCAGGCCCACGCGATGATGTCCCGTTGGTAATCAAAGGCCATCGGCGTAATACTCTCCCGGTCCACATCGAACCCGCAAGCCTCCGCCCGCATCTCCTTCGTCTTCAAAAATTCCTCGTAGGTCATCCCAAGCACCTCATTCTGTCTTTGTCTGTAGATGCGCTGCCGCTCTCCACGGTCAGCCCTATTTCTTATCCCCGGCATCCTCGAATATGCTTGCGATGACGCTTATGACGATTGCCGCCGTCACCGTGAAGCCACCAACCGTGAACACTGTCGAAACGATTTCCGTCCCAATCTGTATGCCCTTCATTACCCAACTTCCGAACATTGTTCATCCTCCTTCACGTATTCCCACTTGACGCACGTTATACCCATGTGATGCAGCGTCAGCAGGAAGTCCTTCGCTTCCAGCTTGTTTCTGACAGGCACCTCATACTTACCCGTTGTTGTCTTTACTCGCAGGATCATCGTAAAACCTCATTGTCATGGGCTTGAATATGCACC